GAAACTACCGCCCCATAGGGATTTTTCAACCATTTCAGGCTGAGACTGGAAGATATCGCCGATATCTCCAGACTTTCGGAATGCGGTGTCTGCTTCCACAGCGTCTACTCGTTTTCCAAATTCGTTAAACTCATTTGATACTGCTGCAATATCTTTTGCAACTGCTGCAAATGAATCCTTTACTGTATCAACATCTACCTTTGAAGACTTAAGAAGTTCTACTTCTGCCTGCAAAGACTTCACTGTTGACACTAGATCGCTAAAGGCTGATTCTAGAGTATTCTTCATTTCAGTAACTGCTTCTGCAATTACCTCTTCTGACTTAGATACTTCTACAACTGCTTCTGTTACTGCTTCAACTGAGTCGGCAACTGGTGCCTCTCCGTTGATATCTACAAGTGCCTTCTCAACTTCAGCAACTTCTGTTGCTTCTGTCTCTTCTGCTTTTGTAATTTCTTCAGTAACCTCTGCAACTGCTGCATCTGCCTCTGGAGCGACCACAACATCTTCAATTACGTCTGTCTTTTCAACTTGTGTTTTTGATTTTGTCATAGGTTGTACCTCCTTGTTAATCTTAGAAGTATTAATGCCTTTAGCACTATCAACTAAGAATTTTATCATGTCTGTCTTTTCATTATCCGTTTTTTCAACGAAACCTATATTTTCCATTTGCTCACCAGTAGTTGGGCTTACCTCTGATTCATTCTCTGAAACCATTACGAGACCTGATTCCTTATCATAAAAAACATTCTCTAAAACTGTTTCGTCACCCTTAATAACATCTACTCCGTCAACCTTTTCAACAGATACAATGTTTGCAAATTGATTTGCTGGGGAATCTACAAGACTCAACTCAACTAAATCATATTGCTTAATAATTCTAATTGCTTTATCTGACTTCTCGTCAAACCCTTCGTCCCACTTGTTCATACGTCCACCAATAGAAAAACCAGTTAGTGTTCCGTCTAGAACTTTTTCCCAAGTATCTTGTGCACCCTTTGAAACATATGCTGATACAAATACTCCGTTATAAAACTTCTTTGAGTCTGGATCAAAATACTTGTCTGCTTTGAATGAGACCATCTTGCCTACTGCTAGTGGCTGATGCATTTCTCTGATGTTCCCTCGGAATTTTGCAAATGCATCCATTGATGCTTCTGCTGTTACAATATCATCTTGCTTATCAATATTGTCTAAAGATGCAAATCCAGAAACGATTCTACGCTCCTTGTCCACCTTAGTAAGTGGCATGGAAAGACGTAAATTTTCCCCATCTGAGTTCCAATGGGCCTTGGATATATTGCTCACCATTATATTATACCCTCCATTTTATATAAGTATCACATTGTGGACAAATTGGACATTAAGGAGTTTTTCTTCCTTCACCCTTTGGGTTTCGTCCAGCGACAGTCGATGAACTGTCAGAGTTATTATTTGTTCTTTCGGCGTCTCTTGCTCTTGTCGTGGTTTCCTCTGCTGCTGCTTCTGGCTTGAGGTCTAGGACATCATCTCCGCCATCTCTTTGTGGCATGTCCAAAACAACTCTTGCCTCGTTAGGAGTCATTATCTGATTCTTAACGTATCTTTCAAGAATTTGAGACTGGGCAATCTCATCTGTCAGTGTCAACTCGTTAAATACAAACTCAATGATATCTGTCTTTTCACGAATAATCTTGTTGATCATTTTTTCAAGTTGTCTCTGTGCTGGTCTTGCAACCTGCTCCTTAAAGGTACGATCCTGTGCAAGTGCTGCTGCTATAGATCCAGAATCGCCACCTCCAAGTTTAGACAGTGGCACCTGATGTGCTACTAGGATATCATCACGGTTTTGCTTACGATACTCTTTAAATGAGCCGTCCTGTATACCGTCTTCGATGGGCTCCATCTTAAATTCGACTTTGTTGTTTTCGCTATCACCTGGAAGTGGAATATATAGCGTTCTGTGTGACTGCCCTCTGAGATTTGTCTGCAAGAATCGGAACATCTTATCTTCTGCATCTCCAGAAAGTTTTGCACCCTTTAGTGTTACAACGTAGCGTGGTACTGCCTTGTTTGCAAAGTAGTCAATATTGTATTGTGAAGCAAGTGAGTCTCCATGAAGTGAGTTGATAGCCGACATGATGTCTGGCACTCCGTAGAATGTGTTGAGAGGTGAGTACTGCTTAAAGTGAATAATCTCGTTTGGTCTAGCATCTGTTGTTAGTGGATTTTGATTCTTTGCCCCAAAGTTACGGAAGTAAACAATCTTATTTCCAATGATTTGTACATAACCATCTTTCAGTCTTCGTACTCGCATGGTTGTTGATGGTATGTGTCCAACGTATCCAATTTCTCCACGAGTTGTTCTTCCAATTTCAAGATAACCATTTCCAGTTGACTGTAGGTCTGTGTAAACCTTTTCCATTGTGGCTGTAAATGAGTCATCGTCATTAAGTGACTCTAGCCAGTCTCTTGCTTCAATCTTTGTTCTTTCAATTCTTTTTCTTGCCTTCTGTGTTGCACTGTTATCTTCTGATGACTCAAGTCTCATCATTGTTCTTTGAGAAACCTTGAACTCATAACCAAGTCCAACGATGTTCTCTACCTTAGCATCAATTGCTGCGTGGTTTGCAAATGAAGTATCGTAGTAGTTTGCTAATTCATAAAGGTTCCATGGTGGTGTAATGACATCGAACATTCCATAGCCGTTTACATATACTAGTCCTGGGTTGATCTCTTTTGATTGTGCTCCATCAATACCGCTTTTTCCAGCAAGTGCTGCTGTTGTATATTGTGTTGTTGGTTCAACCATTTTAGTTGAAGATCTGCTGATGCGTCTTTTAAAATTTGCTTCTAGTCCATCAAGAGACTTTAATGTATCCCAGTTACCATTAAATGGATCTGACTTTGAGAATGTGTCATCCTTCTTTATTGCATCATCAATTCTTGCGTGGATCTCGTAATCGTTGTCTTCCATGCTTACTCCTCATCCCCATATTTAGCAATAGTGTCTTTGGCTGCTTGTACTGCTCCAAGGTCATTTAGAGAAGGAATGAGTCCAGCCTTTAGTCTATCAACTTGCTCTGAGTATTCTTCTTCAGTTACTCTTGTTAGTCCTGGAATAAATACGCATGTTCCGTCTCCTGGATCTCCATAATACATTGCAGTCTTTTTTAATTCTGCCATTCTAGAAATATCGTTTTTGTCTGAAGGAATATTAAGTACAGACCCATTGCCGTCTGTGAACCACTTGCCATTTGCCTTCTTGTACACATAAAGGCCCCAGTCATAGTTCTTTTCAATGACCTGTCGTCTTACATTCTTTACAATCGGTTCACCAGTTTTTGGGTTTATTAAGGAATCCATATCCATAAGTATACCATATTAAACTGGATCGACAACGTATTTGACCCAGTTAACATCCGTATATACAGAATATCCGTAATTCTTTAACGATACAGGCATATCATCCCCTACAATTAACTTGTTGGTTCCTGTATAACTCTTATAAACCTCTGCTGGATTGACACCATAATAACTAGTTTCTGCCAAAACAAGAACCTTATTCCAGTTAAATGAAGGAGAATCCCAAAACTCCCAGTCTAGTACAGACCCAGACAAGACCTTTACCCTAAACCAAGGTCTGTCTGAAACGTTCTGAACCTCCTGCAGGTTTGTTGACTGGTAATATGAAATGCTATTAAATAGTAGTGGCCCTGTTAGTCTTATGGCTCCCTCGAAAGATGAGAATACTAGGCTGTCTGCAAAACTTATACCCAAGAATCCCCACTCTTGAAGACTCAGTACTGGCTCTTTGACAACCTTGCCGTTCCAATAAAAGCCTATACCATTCTGGACTAGGCCAGTCTTTGCATCAATTGCATAAATTTTTGCTCTTCTTCCACTTGGGTCGCTTGCAACCATGTAGAACTTTATGTATGAATCTTTGCTTTCTATTTCAAATATTTGTGTAGGTGCGTAAGGGAAATACTCTCCATCAAATCTAACTGCCATCTGCATTGCAATTGCCTTAAAGTCATTTGCTCTGCTGCTATTGATTGGAATTAAAAGACCTCTGTTTACTAGTGGATCGTGCTTTCCCCTAACCTGTATTCCGCTTGTCTTGGTTAGATATAAATACGAAGATGAGCCATTATATATTGAGAATGGATTTTGTTTCTTAAAGTCATAATATATTCCTGTTTTTGTGTAAGGATAAATGGGGGTTCCAAACCTTGTTCCAATTGGGCTGGCATCAGATTCATTCAGTGCCTGTGATGCATAAGAAAGTTTTTTAATAATAACATTTCCAATATCTGAATCTTTGACGTTCATGTCAATATGTGTCACAATAGATAGATCATTAAAGTCTACTCCAGAAGGTGGATAGATAATCATGTTGTCTACAACTTCATACTTTGTTGTCATCCAGTCTGAGCCTGGGGTTAGGATTCCGTTTCTAGAAGGTCTCTCTGTTTTTGTAAAATAGAATGGGGTTGCATTTGCTCCTAATTTAGTATACTGAAAAGTTACATAACTTTTTACAATTGCCCCGTCTGTGTCATACCTATAGTCTTTTGCTATTTTATTTTTAAGATCTTCATAATCGTTATAGCCAGTAAATAAGTAATTGTCCAGTGACTCATAAGTTCTTTGAACTGGCAATCCGTACTCGCTTGCAAGTTCTGCATATGTCCAGTCAACTGGATCAGTTTCTATTGCGATTGTTTTTGATGGTACGGGATAGTCAATATTAAACTGAATAAAATCAAGGTCAAAATACTGGTCTCCCCTTTTATCAATAACAGACTCAGCAAAATAAGTTAATGGAATCTGATCTTCCCAGTATGCATTTGCAGATACTGACAACTTGTAATTATCAAACACCTTGCTAGGGGCAAGTGTGTAACTAGCAACATGGTCCATAAGCGAGTCCTCGTCATTAACAAAAACTCCTCCACCAGAGATAGCCCCTACGACGGTTGAAGTTATTCCTCCAGAAGGGCCCATTGATGTTGTGTCTACTCCACCGTCTATATTTATTAACTGGTTGTTTTGGTATACAGCGAACAGGTCTTCATTCCATATTGGCACACCTATTTCATTAAACAATCCCCTGATTTTTTGAAAATTGTATTTTGTAGAAAATCCAACCTTGTATATTTTTCCAGTAAAGGTTGAAGTGTTATCTTTCTTTCCACCTACGTACAATCTTAGGTCAGATAAAGATCCGAAAAAGTCTGAAGCCTGATCTCCAAATCTTTCAACAAAGGCTGGAATGTTTATTCCAACATCAACCAACTCGCCTGGCTCAGCAACTAGTGGTGAGTAAAGTGTCTGCAAGGTTCCATTATAATTAATTACATATGATATTTGATTATTTAATAACTGTATTGAAAAATAACTGCTGCTATTTTCTTTTTCAATTCTAAACAAGGTTTGTACTTGAGCAGATGATTGTGGCAATCTAAAGCATCCGTAAAAAGCGGACACAGAACTCTTTAAGAAATCAAAATTTTCAAACAGGATATGCCCAGACACTGCGTTCCAAGAAGCATTTGGTCTGAACGAGAAAAAGTTTACCGTGTCTGAAGATTGTGCAGTATTGCAATCTGAGAACAACTCTTCTTGTGTTTTTGAAGACAGTAGTATTTGAGGAAGTGGATTTTTTGATACTGATAAGCCTTTACTCTGAATTAAAGTGTTATCGTTAAAAGCCTGTTGCCAAGAACCAATCTTAGGGTATTGATAGTTAGCAGAGTAATTTGCAAAAGCATAATCAATAAACACAGAGGTTCCACTATACGATGTATTAATGTTTTCTGGTATTTCAACACCCTGACCAAAAACAAACTTTCTCTTTGTAACTGCAGTAGGAACAACGTATGGATAAATTGCTACACAGTCTATGTCAATTGGAAATACATCTTCGTGTGCATAAAACCCTATCCAGTCTTGATCTTTTCCATTTAAAGTAAGATCTGGAAAATCTAAGAGGTCAGGACTATAACTAAACGATATAACTTCTTGCCCATTAATAACAAGAGAGGCAGTATCTTTTCCAAGTCTTAGGTGAACAAGCATTGGCCTTGTCCATTCTCCAACATAATATGTTTGATACTCATTGCCTATCTTTAGTCCAATTGAAGGACCATCAACATAGATTCCATCATTAGATGCTATGGGACCAATGATACGCTTTCTATCATTTGTGTATGCGTTAACTCTAAGCCAAGTTTCTAAAGTATATTGTTTAAACTTTCCAGAATCATTTAAAAATCCTAAACCAGGGATTATGATTGATGGGTTTGTTCCATTTGGATGCAGGGCTGTCAAACTAGATGTTCCATAAACAATTGGGATTCCTAAATTTTTTGCCTTAAGCATATTATCAGAAACTAAATAATAGCCATCAAGTTCTTGCAGTCCATAGCATCTTGCAATAACAGCCTTTTGTGGGGCAAGTGCAATCGATGATGGAAGGTCTATTGGTGTTACTCCAAGAGATGTGGAAGAGAACTCTTCTGACCATTGACCAAAACTTAAACCATTTACCAAAAACGCATCTTCTACTCCTGAGCCTCCAATAAAATTAATCTTAAAGACCAATCGTATTTTTGAATCCTCTGGTGGTGTGTCAAATGTTTCTGATATAAAAACCCAATTATTATTTATAATGGTGTCATAGTTTTTTAGATGTGTTATTACATCTCCGCTAGTTGAGTCTTCATACCTGTAGCCGATTTCAAAGCCAGCAATGTAAGTGCTTTCAGAATAGAAATATCCACCAACACAAAATGTCTTTAGGTAGGCATTTAGGTCTTTTAAATTCATGATCTCGTCGCTTACTCCAACAATAGATGCAGAGTCATCAGATGTTGGAGTGGCAACTATTCTATGAACATAACTATTGATAAATGGCTCATCTACTGACTGTGAGTATACAGATACAGTTCCACCCGTTACCGTCCATTTTAGACTGTTAGAGAGATCTCTCTGAGCCTCTGAAATTAAAGAAACATAGTCTGCCTTGTCATCCAATGCCCATAGACCAGTCGGATGCTCAGCAAAGACTTTTTCGGCATATAGGTTTGAGGGAGTAGACATTATAGGTCTATTTTACCACAGAAGACTACTTGTTTATTTTAATTTCACAGTAATCTGTTGTGCAGTACATCTCGCCTTGAGCCTCAAGATTTTCTGCTCCATCATAGATAGCAGCAAAATCAATGTGCTTCAACTTGCCGATATAGGACTCATACTCTTCTTCAGTGATCTGAGTATATGGTTGCTGAGGATAAACAGTGTTTCCCATTGGTAAGAATGAGACTGCCTTTAATTGTCCCTCGTACATATGCAGTGCTGGAACAACATGCTTTGACTCTGTTTCCTTATCAAATGAAAGTGTTACAGAAACACCATTATCTGACCAGTACTTCTGAGCAGTTGCAGCAAGAGCAATCTTTTCAAATAATGTAACATCCTTTTCAGATCTTGGATGACCTGACTTGATTGGGAAGTAGACTACTGAGGTGTTTGCTGATACTACGTCATCTTCAATTGTGTACCCTGCTGCTTTGAACAAGTGCATCATTGGATCTGTGTTTCCAAATCGAACTGCACGAAGGAAGAAGTTTCCTCCAGGTCCCCAGTGAACTCCAGGAGTTGCACCAGAAAGAATTGAAACTGATCCTGATGGCTTAACTGTTGTCACACGAATTGATTCACGGACACAAAGCCATTCTGAATACTGATGATCGTAGTGACGAATCTTGTTATATCCTTCATCCATCCACTCACGAACAATTGGCAAACCCTTTTGATCTGCAAATGACGCAATGCCTGTTAGAGATGTACCAATACGACGGTTGCGTTGCATAATACCGTTTGTTTGTGGCCAGTGTGTTGGAACAAGTGTTACAGTCTTTCCATAAAGGTATGCAAACTTAAGGGTACGCAGGAAGTCTTCCTTAGATTCATGACGATTCAAATGCACTTCTACAAGTGTACATAGTTCGTATGATTCCAATGGCTGCTCCGCACATGGGTTAAATCCCATCACACGATAATCCTTACCGTCTGGCGCATCCTTTAGTCGTCCATAATTACGA